CACCGTTCCAAGACTGGGATGTTGAGATTGTAGGGGCCGAACTCAAATGGTCTGCTAGGCTTATTGATGGCCACTGGAGGATATACTCTACAAATAGCCGTTGGGATGTCAATAAATCAGAAAATGGCTGGGAGATGGAGCTGGCCGATAGTGATTGGAGAGTACCATGAAGTGGGAAATTAGCTCCATCTCTAAAGAGTACGTACCTGCAGCGGTGACTGCTCCACATGATCCTACTGCCCTTACGGTGATGTTTGCCTTCACGACTAGTGAAGTCGCTGCTGGGGCAACGTGGTATTCAGGTAGTTGGGATGGGGCAGCCGTACTACAAAGCGACGGCACGTACAGGGCAATCGCCCAATGTATGGTTGGCCCTGGAGGTACTGTAACACTAGCAGTGGGTAGTTATGTCGTACACGTTAAGGTGACTGATAACCCAGAGATTCCTGCAAAGAAGGCAGGAATCCTAAAGGTCTACTGAGGAATATCTAATGTCTACTATACTGCGTGACACCCAAATTGATAACCCCCTCCTTCAGGCTAAGATCACACCTGCGGGCCTTGCAAGGTACCACTCCGAGAATCGATGGAAGCTATATGCCCACCTTCAGATCGTCAACCGCAAGCTAGTTGAGGTTGGAGCGGGCAGATGCCGCCGATTAATGGTATTTATGCCCCCAAGACACGGTAAAAGTGAGCTAATTTCGCACTATTTTCCCGCTTGGGTACTGGGAAATTGGCCCTATAAACACGTGATTTTGGCCTCATATGAGGCAGATTTTGCTGAATCTTGGGGCAGAAAAGCGCGGGGTGTATTGAATGAAGTGGGCGAAGACGTCTTTGGGGTCGCTCTAGATAACAAGCAGAGTGCTGCTAAATCTTGGGCCGTTACGCAGGGTGGGAGCATGAATACTGCGGGTGTTGGGGGCCCAATGACGGGAAAAGGGGCCCATATCCTGGTAATTGACGACCCCGTGAAGAACTTTGAAGAAGCGATGTCCCCCACGGCTCGCAAGAGGGCCTGGGAGTGGTGGCAATCGGTTGCTTACACCCGTCTCGAGCCTGGGGCGGCGGCTGTCATCATGATGACCCGTTGGCACGAAGACGATTTGGCTGGGCGCATTCTAGAAGAGTCCGATGAAGAGTGGGAGATCATTAGTATGCCTGCAATTGCAGACGTTATTGATGATCCAATCGGTCGGCAGCTTGGCGAAGCTTTATGTCCACAAAGATATACCGAGAAAGACTTTGCCCGCATTCGCGGCTCAGTGGGCAAGTACGTATGGCAGTCCCTATATCAGCAGCAGCCCAGCGCCTTTGAGGGCTCAATCATCATGCGTAAGTGGTGGAGCTACTACGTCCGTGAAACCCTACCCAAGAGCTTTGATGAGATCATCCAGAGTTGGGACATGACCTTCAAGGATACAAAGCAGTCCGACTTTGTTGTAGGCCAGGTTTGGGGGCGTAGAAAGGCTAATAGGTATCTGCTTGATCAAGTTCGCGATCGCATGACGTTCACGGAAACTCAGCGTGCAGTCCAAAAGCTATCTAAAAAGTGGCCACTTGCGCGGAGGAAGCTCATCGAAGCCAAGGCAAATGGTCCGGCAGTTATCGACTCTTTAACGAGCACGGTTCCAGGGCTTATCCCCTACGATCCTAAGGATAGTAAAGAAGCCCGCGTATTCGCCGTGACTCCCAACATTGAATCAGGTAATATATGGATACCACACAAGAACATTGCCACGTTCGACGTACAGGAGTTCGTCGATGAGTGTGCACGATTCCCCACCGGGATGCATGACGACCAAGTTGACGCCATGACTCAGGCGCTCCTCTATTGGGAAGAGAACAATATGAAAGCCTCAGATTTGCTCTCAATATGGGAGGAGGACGAATGAAAGTAGCTCAGGGGGGTACAGTCCATCGCCTCCTGGATAAGCTTGGTCTTACTAAAGGATTTCCTGCAGAGGGCACCCCTTATCTCTACAATGTAGAGACCGTAGGGGCGCTTGGGGTCGGGCCGGCCACTGACACCGAATCGTACCTTCAACAGTACGGAAACGCAGCCTGGGTCTATATTTGCGTTAATCGTGTGTCGAAGAAGTGCGCAAGTACCGATTTGGCTCTCTATACGACTGATTCAAATGGGACTAAACAGTATGTAAAACAGCACGTCTTCCTTGACGTCATGGCTCGGCCCAATGACATGATGTCAGAGATGCAGCTACGCACACTGTTACACCAGCATATGGAATCAGCGGGAGAGGCATTCTGGTACATCAACGAAAATGTCGTGGGCGGCCCGGCCCAAATCTATCCTTTGATCCCTTCGTTCGTAAAGATTGTCCCCGGCGGTGCTAGGGGCCAAATGGTTAAGGGCTATATCTACGATGTAATGGGTCAACAAGTAGCCTTTAAGCCTGAAGAGGTCGTCCACTTCTTCTATCCGAATCCTGACCCTGCTAGCTTCTATCGTGGGGCAAGTCCTCTGTCTGCCCTGCGGTATACTCTCGCTGCGTATCAGAATGCCGAGATTTACAACTACCAGTTCTTCCGTAATAGTGCGCAGCCGGGCGGGTACTTGTCAACTGACCATTCGTTGGACCGCCAGGAAGTAAATCGCCTTCGAAGGATGTGGGAGCAGCAACAGCGCGGCCAGAGCAATTGGCATAAGGTCGCGGTTGCTACAAACGGCCTACGCTTCCAGGAGGTAGGCCTTTCCCACAAAGATATGGACTTCGTTAACCAGATGGACAATGCCCGTGAGACTATTCTGGCTGCCTTTGGTGTTCCTAAGTCGGCTGTGGGACTTGTTCAGGATGTAAACAAAGCGACAGCACTGTCAGATGAGCAAAACTTTGGTACCCAGACCGTCGGCCCAGCCCTCTCGAACATTGCAAGCACGCTAAATACGTTCCTGCTGCCCAGATATAGTGACAGCATCAAGTGCGAGTTCCTGAACATTCTCCCACGCGACGAGGCCCTGCTTTTGGAGAAGCACAAAGCATATGGTACGATGGCTGTGATGACCGTTAATGATATTCGTCGTGATCTCGGGCTTCCTTTGGTTGCGTGGGGCGACGATCCTATTATCCCTGTCAACTTTGTACCTCTTAGTGGTCATCCACTTCTTGGTGACAATCCTGACACTGCGGATCCTGCTAAGACTCCTGCGCCTCCAGGTGTAAAAGATACGCCCGTCAATGATACTCCTAAGAACGGTGCTGGCGACCCCGCCACGAAGGCTTACGTTGATGAGGTCCTGAAGGCAATGTACAAGGAAGCGAAAACGCAAAGAAAAGTGGGGAGTTGATCATGGAAGAGGTGACAAAGGATCGGCTAGGGTTTAGAAGCTACTACGCTGATTTTGTGGTTAAGGAGTTCGACGAGGAAACCAAGATCTTGTCCTTTCGAGGTACCACCGAAGATGAGGACCGTTCCGGTGACATTATGGTCGCCGACGGTGGGGACTTCACCAATTACTCCAAGAACCCTTTGTTCCTTTGGGCACATGATCATTCGGGAGCAACGCTGCCTATTGGGAAGGCGCTTGACGTTCAGAAGATCTCTGGTGTAGGCGCCGACTTTAAGATTCAGTTCGATGCTAAGGATCCATTCGCAATGGAGGTGTACCGCAAGTACAAGGAAGGTTACTTGCACGCAGTGAGCGTCGGTGCTATTGTCCATAAAGCTGAGAGGCGGTTGAATAGCGACGGTGAGCCTATGTGGCCACCGGCTTATAAGTACCTCAATTGGGAACTTCTTGAGCTTTCAGGTGTTCCGATCCCTGATAATCCAAACGCGTTGCGAAATGCTTATCAGAAGTTCTTGGACTACATGAGCTTTGCAACGAATGGCGAGCAAACCTCTGAAGAGGTTATGGATGAACTTCTTCAGTCGAATAAGGCTGAGGAGGTGAAGCACAAGGTGGAGGTATGCGAAGAGTGTACTAAGAAGGATGTTGTCATCGAGGAATTGCAACTTAAGTTGGGTGCTCATGAAGAAGCAGAAGCAACGCCTGAGGACGATCAAGAAGGTGACGCCCCAGAAACCAAAGAAGCCGCGGTCGAAGCCGGAGTCGGCGACGATGCAGCGGTCGATCTTCGAGAAAGACTCGGAGAACTGGGATTGACTGAAGAGGAAGCTGTTGCTCTTTTCGCGTGGAAAGCTGATACTATAGAAGAAGACGATCCAGCGGAGCAGATCGCTCATTATATTGATGAGCATCTGCAGTACTTGGCCGGCAAGGCCTGGAAGTAAAGGATGAGGTGAGAGATGGACGCTCTTGAGAAGGCTCTTGTTGACCAAGGTATGACTGCGGATGAGGCTTTCGTTCAGCTAAAGAAGCTGGCCGAGGCCAAGAAAGCCGCAGAAGAGGGTCAGGACGTACGCTCGAGCAACCTTCGCAAGATGGTTGACGAGATCGTTGACGCCCAGATCAATGTACGGGCCAAGGCTGCAACTAAGATCGAGGCCCCACCGGAGGATCTTACTACGACTGTTCCCCCACAGCTGACTGCTGATATGTGGCTCGCTGTGAAGATCGCTGGCAAGCACCCCTCGCAGATGAGCGCTAAGGCACTTGCTAAGGCCTATTCTGATCAGCGTGGTCTTGAGTACGACGAGCGCGTGATCCAGAAGGCCCTTGACAGTACTGATACTTCAGTTCTTGTTCCTGCGGTCCTGCAGCGCCAGCTGTACATGGATATCGAGAAGGAAGCGCCAATGATGGCGAACTTCCGAGTGCTCGATATGCCGAACAACCCGTGGGAGATGCCATATCAGGCCTCTAGCTTGACGATCTATGGTGTTGACGAGGCGACGACTGATACCGCTACTGCTGTGGCTGGTAGCGACCTGTCGTTCGACAAGATCACGTTCAACGCCAAGAAGCTTGGTGCTCGTGTGTTCTGGAGCACAGAGCTTGATGAGGACTCCTTGATCGCTATCCTTCCGGTGATTCGTGAGGATCTCGTCCGCATTACTCGTAACGGTTGGGAGCGTGCCTTCCTGATGGGTGATGAGACGACTGCCAACACGAACATCAACGTTGAAGGTACTGCTCCGACTACGACTGCTGGTGCGAAGGACTATTGGCTCCAGTGCGACGGCGTGGTTCACAGCAGCCTGATCACGCATACAGGTCAGTCGCTTGATATCAGCGCCGTTATGGGTGATACCAAGTTCAACCTGCTTCGTGCCAAGTTGGGCAAGTACGGCGTGAACCCGAACGATCTTGCCGCTGTCATGCCGCGTGAACTTTGGTACGACATGCTAGTGATTGCGAACGTCCTGACGCCTGATAAGTATGGTCCGAATGCTACGATCCTTACTGGGGAGCTGGCTAAGTACTTCGGTATTCCGCTCATCGTGTCGGATGGTCTCCAGTTGACAGACACTACTGGGCGGATCGACGACACTCCTGGCGACAACACGAAGAAGTCTATGGTGTTCATTAACCGTCCCTACGGTGTGATCATTGGCCGTCGTGGCGACATGAGGATCGCGATGCAGGAAGTCATTGACACCGATCAGACCAAGGCCGTTGTGTACAGTCGTTATGACATTCAGTTCCCCTTCTGGGGTGCCCTGGCGTACGGCTATAACATCACCTGAGAACCGCTGCCCCTCAGCGGCCCCGGAGAGGGGGTTGGGCCATTCGCCTGGCCCCCTCTCACTATAAGCGTAGGAGGTTGTAATGGCTACTACTGTTGTTTCTTCGGAGATGCAGTCTCCGTTCACCCAGGAAATGAAATGGCGTATGCCAGCCACCTGGGATATTACGATGACGATCGCTGAGTTCAATGGTACGACCCAGGGTGGTATGGTGATCGTTCCTGGTGTCGTAGGCAAGTCGTTCGTTCCCACCGATGTTATGTTTAAGGTTACTGGGGGTGCAGCTGTTGGCGGCTCGCTCGTACTTCTTCAAGTTGTCGATGAAGACGGCGGTGTAGTGCTCTCCCATGTCAAGGCCGACTGCACCGACGGCACTTGGGTTAGCAAGACCGGCGGCACGGTTGTCTCAACCCGTATGAGCTTCCCCACCGCGACTGGTAAGGGTCTTAAGTGCCAGCCGACGGGCGCTGATGTGGGTACTGCTACTGGTGCACGCGTGCTCGTCAAGGGCTTCTATATTACCGCCTGATGGACGGTGAGGAGACTTCATGCCAGCAGCTAAATGGTACAAGATAGTTACAGAGCTGCGGTATCCAGCAGATGCGGCGTCTCTAAAGAAGGCCCTGTCAGGTACCTGGGAGGGAAAGCTTAATTGGAAGACTGCCTATCCTGGGGATATTGTAAATGATCTCCCAACAGAGATAGTCGGGACTCTTCTAGAAACGAAGGATATTGAGCCCGCGAAGGCTCCAACTCCTTCTAAGACTTCGAGC